CAATTATTTTTACAAATTTACGATAATTTTATATAACTACGAACTCAAACTTCTTAAGTTCAAACCACATCCGCATCATTAAGGCATCGGAAATATCGGGAGACCTACCTAAATGTTCTTTAACTTTGTCTTTTGGTAGCACCGCTAACTTACCATCCTTATCAGCGTTATGCCTTTGCACCCATTCAAGTTCTTCAGTTAATTCCTTTCTTATTGTTACATCTTCAGACATTACCCAAACACCAGCTTGGTTTATTAATTCAGCAAGTTTGTAATAGCACTCAGACTTTAAGTTAATATAGTTACCTGTTAATGCTTTGCTATTGTTTACGAATCCTTTAATAGAAAGCTGGTCGACCGTTCCCGCGCCTATGCCATCCTCATCCGCGATAATCTGTGAATAAGGGATTGAATGCTTTTTAGCTAAATGTTTAATATAAGCACTTACTTCGGTTGTGGACTTTTGTGATAGCTTATGTATCTCAGTAACTCTAAAGCCTGACCAAACCATTATTAAAGTCTTATCTTTACCAAACCTCGCAATATCGGCTGATATGTAACCTTTACCACTTGGAACGTGCTCGTTCCTAAATAAATCTACTATCTTATCGTATTCTATTAAAGCGTTATCGTTATCCTCGTACTCCCAGTTACCAAATAACAACCTTTCTTTACTGGCTTTATCTAAAGATTGAAGTGATTGAATGTAATGGTCTGAAATATAAGGGTTATCCTGTATTAAAGATTGTATAAATGCTTTGCTTTCTCCTATTGTTTTATCCTTTGTAGGTTTATAGAAGTTATTGTAAACATATCCCTTTGCAGGGTTGCAAGTACCTAACATCTTTGGAATTAAATTAAACTCCTTTAGCTTGTATCTTATCCTTGACTTAACTATGTTCCAGGCTTTCTCTGTGATTTGGTTGCACTCATCTATAAACGCAAAAGAAATTTCAAGTGAACCAAGTTCATCAAAATTCGGGTCTGAAGGGTATTGAAACAAATCTTTTAGGTAAATAGCCGAGCCATTTGAGAATGTAATTATATTAGATTGAGCGTTATAAATATAGTGTTGCCCTGACTTTATACCTTGCAGTTTGCAAACATCGTAGAAAGAATTTAGTGTAGTATCTTTTAAAGTCTTAAGGACTGCTCTACCCATCAGCCATCGGGAGCCTGGATATTTTAAGCAGCATTTAATAATCCAATAAACACCAAGTGCTGATTTGCCTCCTGCTACTCCACCTCCAAATATTACCTCGCTTGTTTTGTTGTCTTCTAATCTATCGAGTGCTTTAGTCTGCTTCTTCGTTAGTATCATAGGTTTTAGTCTCATTAAAAGTAATACCTAAATCCATACCGCCAGTATGTTTTAAAGTAGTACCTAATCGTTCGGCTTCTTCAGGTGTTCCGATTAACTTATATAATCCCATCTGTAATGTAGGGTTTTCGCTTTTATACCACTTTGAACGCATTGATGTTTTAATCTCAACTTTGTTTTTTTCAAGTGCTTCTTTTATAGCGTTAGATTCGTTCAGTTTATGCTCGTAAAAAGTAGGCTTTGAACAAGGTAAAAACGCCACCACATCCTCAATAAAGAACAATTTATGCTTATCAATAGCCTCTAAAGACTTCTTCTCTAATTCCTCTGTTTTATATGCCATAATCTACTCCGTTTCTTTTAATTTTAATCGTTGGGTCAAGTTTACGCATTCGGTCTATTATTACCTGGCAATACTTTGGGTCTAATTCCATTCCGTAGCATTTACGATTTAATTGATGTGCTGCTACCATTGTTGTTCCGGTTCCTAAAAACTGGTCTAATATAATATTATTTTCTTTTGTAAATTGTAAAGCCCATTCCGGTAAATCAATAGGAAAAGTTGCAGCGTGAACACTTGAAAATTCGTTATTTCTATTTGGTTTCCCTCTATATATATTTGGTACTGTTCCTCTAAACTTTGCCTTTGGAATTGCTCTTGAAGCTTTTTCTTTACAAGATATAAAAAACATATATTCCCAAGCAGAAGTCATTACATTTTCAGCCATTGCAGGAGCACCGTGTCCTTTATCCCAAATTGCTACATCAATAAAATTATCTCTATAATTATATAAATATTCAATTAAAGCTATTTATTACCTGCTAATGATTGTATATTACATATAAGATATTCTGAATGTAAAATTGCATTATTAGTAAATCCTATTAATAAATCTAAATAATCGCTTTGTTTTTGATTATCATTATATTCATTATATTTATTATCTGTTGTATGTGTATTTCCACTTAATGCCTCACTTTTACCTGCATTATAAGGTGGACTTGTAAATGCCATATCAGCCTTTTGACCATCCATTAACTTTGCTACTGCATCACTATCAGTTGAATCGCCACATAATAATCTGTGTTCCCCTATTTCAAATAAATCGCCTAAAACAATATCCGTTTCTATTCCGCCTTCAGGTGCTTCAAAGTCATCTTCTTCAGCTTCTATTTCTTTACCAAAATCAGGAACATCTAATCCCCAAGCATCAAGTTCTTCAGCATCCCATTCATTAGCTAACATATTCCAATCCCATTCGCCACCGCTTACATTATCTTTAATAATAAACTGCTTTTGTTCTTGCTCTGTCAAATCGGTAACTTTAATAATTGGAACTTCTTTTAATCCAGCGTGAATACAAGCCTTTAATCTCATATTACCACCCAAGACTATCATATCATCGTTTACAACAATTGGTCTTATTTCAAGCATCTTTGGGAACTCCTTAATTGATGCTACTAATTTTGCAAACTTATCATCCTTTATAATTCGTGGATTATTAGGGTTTGACTTTACTAATTTTATGCTTACTAATTCGGTTTTCATTTTACAAAGGTAATATTTTTTTATAATTCAGCTACTTTTTGCGTGTACAGGTCAATTAACTCCTGGTAATCTAACTTACCCATCTTTTTTACCTGGTGCCTTTTGTGTTCAAGGAAATCCATTCCACCCTTACCTATTTCTTTTTCAAGTCTTTTATAGTATTCAATATAATTACCGCTTTTGGCTATATTACAACCGTAGCATTGGGGGCGACAATTTTGTTCATCATATCTTAAACTTAAAATACCTCTTGAATAAAAATGACCGTTTTGTATCTTCTTATAAGGCATTACTTTATCGCAAGTAAAGCACTTAACATCTAAATTCTCATCAGCGTACTTTAAACGAATATAAGTTGAAAATATCGCATCTGCTTTTTTCTTTAAGATTGTTGTACTCATTTTTTTGGTCTCTTAAACTTAATTAAACTTAATAACCATAAAGGTAATATAAATGGTGCAATAATAATTGAAGGCAATATGCTACCTAATACATCAGCTAATGTAAATTCATCTTTAGATTCAAACCTTCCAGGATTCTTAATAAGATAATATACTCCCAAAATTGTACTTGCAATCCAATAAATAATTAATAGTGTCATTTCAATAGGATTTTAGTGTAAAACATCTCAAACACTACTCCCCAAATAATAGAGAATAGGATTATATCAAAATAACCAAAGATAGGTTTGTAAGTTACAATAGCTAAAGAAATAAAAAGTAACATTAAGGCTTTAAATAAGTGCCATCCATCCGTTAAAAACGATAGCATAGTTGAAGATAAAAAAAACTTCTCGCCATTTTCTTTTTCGCCCCAAGACCATTTGTTTCTCCAACTCATATTCCAATCCCAAAACTGTCTATTTTTTAGGTTTCCAAATATAGAAACATAATACCTGGTGCTTAAGACATCCATTACTGAATTACAGAATGCTGCTAATATTACAAAGATTAAACTCATATTGTTAATTGTTAGTTCCCATTTTGGGAAATTAGTCACTATTATTTTAAAACTTGTGACAATTAAAGTTCATTATTCGTATAAATACGGCTCAATTCGTATCAAAAATGAGCCACAAGTGTTAAATGTTTTATTAGTGTTTGTTAAATGTTTGCATAAATTTTTAGTAAAGTTTCATGCATTTTGTCCAGTTAATTCGTTAAAAAACAATACATTACAACCTTTGTAATATTTGCAGGTGTTAAATCTTATCAATCCCACCTATACATCTTTTACAAGTCATCTATCATCTCCAGCGTTTTAACTCTTTCAGTCAATTCTGCTATAATTATTTCCGCTTCGTGCCTCAAAGTTAGTAATTCACTTCGTAATAAAGAATTTTCTCCTTCTAAATCAGTCATCATAACAAAAGCTAAATTAAGCGTTTCTAAAGCATTAAGATTGTCTTTGTAAGTCTTACTATCTAATTTAGTTTTATTTGCCTCTAATAGCTTTATTTGCATCACTAAAAGTAAATCTGCTATCCTAAACAAAGTAGCTTGTCTAAAATCAGTCTTTGGAATCCTTTTATCAAGTTCATCCTGTAAAATAGCTTTTAATGGCTCACTTAACTCGTGTAACTTTCTCATCGCTTAAAATAAATTTCTTGTCCTGCACTGGGTTAATTAAATTAATTATCTCTCTTAAAGCATCTACATAATACTGCGAAGATAGCTTATGAATTGGTAATTGCTCAAATAATTCTAAACTAAAAAGCCTGGCTTCTGAATGTTTAGCAAATTCTTGTAGTGTCATAATTAAAAAGGTAATATTTTTGGTTTTTCAAATGTAACATAATTTCCAGCATAACTCTTACTTCCGTTTATTTCTTCGTAGTAGCAGTTTTTCCACTTATCAAAGAATAATGTTGCTTCGCCTATTTCCCCTACTCCTTTAGGTTTAGTCTTTTGTACTATAATCTTTACTTCATTGCCTTGATAAGGGTTTCCATCTTTAGAAACTCCAAATGGTGGTCTCCATACACAAATCATTTGTTCTCCCTTTCTAAAGGATGTTTCGCCACCATCTATAAATCGTGGGTCTGCTGGTGGATAGTATTTTATTCCTGTTGCATCATCTATAACCTTTGCGCCTGTTTCCCTTGCTATGTGCATAATAATTGTATGGTGGTAATTATATTCCCTTGCATACATTCTAATTTTACCTAACACCCGAGCCATATACATATCCCTTTGTTCGCCTTTTAAATCGTGCTTAACTTCATTAAAAGGGTCTGTTGTTACTGTGTCAAACTTAACACCGTATTTCTCAACCGCTTCGTGAAAGTCATCTAAAGTTATATCTTTAACTCCTAAATCCATAATGTAAAAATATTGGCTAACTTCTGCACCATACCGATACATTTCTTGTTTAGTAAGTCTTGGTAGTTTATTACCATCTAAATCAAAGAATGGCTTACCTGCCCACTTATGAATTATTTCTGCATATATTTCTGCTGGAGTTCCTGTTTCGGGGCTAAAGATTAAATGCTTCCAACCTTTACTTTTTGATAAGTTTATAAGGCATTCCCACCAAAACTCCGATTTGCCTGATGCAGGAGTTCCGTAAATGTAAGAAGTTGCACCTTTTTTAAAGGATATTAGCTTATCCACATCTTGGAAACCTATTGTTTCTCCTTTGATTAATCCTGTATCGTAAAGCGAGTCTATTTCGCCTTGTACATCGCTATATTGTTTTATAAAGTCCATTAGTAGTAAAATGTTGGTATGATAGGTGCTTGTACTTTTATTTTGTTTTCT